AAGCACCAAGCTAAGATGCAGGTGATTGCCAACAATGCTGACTGGGAATCCAAGATGGCTGATGCTTCAGCGCACTCCTGGAAGGATGAGTTCTGGACGATTGTTCTGGCTGCTCCCATCTTCTTCATTGGTTACGCTATCGCTGTCAACGATGGGGCAGTGATTGACCGAGTAACTCAAGGCATGGCTGCTCTGTCTGACCTACCGGATTGGTATCAATATCTTTTGTTCATTGCCGTGAGTGCCAGCTTTGGTATTCGGGGCGCGGATAAACTGATGCAGATGAGAAAGAAATGAGTTTTAAATACTTCACGATAGATGAGTTTGCTTGTCAGGAGACTGGTGAGAATGAGATTAAGACAGAGTTTGTTGAAAGATTGGACGCGCTCCGCGATGCGTGTGGCTTTCCATTTACTGTTACGTCTGGCTATCGTAGTCCTCGTCACAGCATCGAGGCTAAAAAACCAAATGGACCAGGACAACACGCGGCAGGCATTGCAGCTGATATTGCTGTTACTGGTGGGAATCAGCGTTTCATTATCGTTAATCATGCTATTCAGCTCGGATTCACTGGCATCGGCGTGGCAAAGGGATTTATCCATGTAGATATCAGGGACACAACTCCAATGACATGGTGCTACTGATGGCTAGAAAGTTTCCCAAAGTCCCCAAGGATAAGAGCGGATTACCACGCAAGTATGTGTCGGGATCAAAAGATCCAGCTGCGACCAGGCGCGAGATCATGCGTACCAGGGCGAAGTATAAGATGGGTTTGCTCACCAAGGCAGACATGGATCGAATCAGTAAAGAGAGATCGAAGCGATGAAGCTACCAGCTAATTACGTGAAGGCAGTCGGCGGCCAGAAGAATGCCGAAAGGATATACAAGCGCGGCCTTGGCGCTTATTATTCGAGTGGAAGTAGGCCAAAAGTTTCAGCCCACCAATGGGCGATGGGTCGCTTGAAGTCGGCAGCAACCGGCAAGGGCGGCGCTCGTAAAGCAGACGCAGACATACTCAGGAGTAAATGATGCCATACGGTAAAGGGACTTACGGATCAAAGGTAGGGCGACCATCGAAGAAAGACAAGATGGACCCCAAGCTTAAGGCGGCAGCAATGCGCCGTATGCGTCAGATGAAGATGGGCAAGAAGTAATGCCAACAATTACGGTCGAGGACTTAGAGCCTGGGCAGGTTGTTGTTTGCGCTATCTTCCAGCCTCATGAAGAGTATGAGGAACCGGATGATGGCGAAGAAGAGGAAGAGCCGGAAGAAGAGCCTACGGTTTTGAGCCTTGTTGCAAAAGGTTAGTCGGTTCTTCGTCGGGGGTTTGTCGCTCGATCAGTATGTCCAGGTAGTGCCTGGCCTTCTTGAGATCCTCCAGGCCGTTCTTGAACTGCCACCTAGAAATGTACTTGATGACATTGGACTCGCACCAGCCCAGGTTATTGGCGAGTATGTATTCCGTTGGTTGGATGGGTAGCATTTTGTAATGGTTGCCGCCCTCTTGTTTGTCGAACGCACTCATTTGCTTTTGACCTGGCCGCAGGTGCATTTCGGATTACCAGTGTACAGCCAACAATCTCCACACATTACTTTAGCCCCTCCGCTGTTACCCTAAGTCTAGTGTCTTCTCCGTGATCTTTGTGCAAGACCACGCATGTCATTGATCTGTCTGCGTTATAGCCACTTTCATTATGCCACGCATCGCCAGGTGGGAGGGTGTTCCAACTCTCCAGCGTCATCCCACCCAGCTCTTTCGCTGATTGCTTATGATGGATATGGCCCATCCAGGCGTAAACGTAATTAGCCTCGCCCCATTCTTTTCTCAGGTTTCTGGTGATCGCTTGATACAGCCTGGTGCTGTTGATCTTGTCACCGTGATGTGTGACCACCAAGTTCTTGCCGAACTGGAACCATACGAACTTGTTGAAGTTATCGAATACGCGAACCCTTTTGTCGTTCTCGAAGTACATTTGAATCGCAGTGTTCAGGAACAGCGCGGCGTCTGGATCGTGATTCCCCCTGGCGTTGATGACCCACACATACTTATGTTTCTCCAGCATCCGCAGGATGATGCGCTTGATCAGGTGAGTGCCTGCTCTGATGGTCCGGCCCCATCTCCCATCGCTGTCCAGGAGATGCTTGCTATGGGCGGTGGTGCTGGTTGAGTCCTGGATGTGGAAAAAGTCCCCAAGATTGATCAGGGTTCCGATACTCGATGGCGGTGATGATGCGACCAGGCGATCAACTGCGTTGGCTAAGATTGCCTCGCCTTTGTCTACGTCCCAATCCTCGCCTGCTTCCTCGCCCCAGGCGTACATTCCAATATGGTGATCCCCGACCAGGTAGCAGCTCATCAAGTCGTTGATTGTCTTGGCTGGTTTGGGTAGTGGTTTGTGTATGCCTTTCAGCTCATCCTTGAGCCCTTCAGTGAGCTGCGCCACCATCTCCTCCAGGGCGACCTTCTCAGGCTCCTGGATGTGCCACTGTAGCTTGATCGATCCGTCCTCACCGTAGGCTGTTGAGACTCTCTTAGTCGCAAAACCTGGTGCAGTGGGATGAATTAGATCATCGGTCGGCGAGTAACCATGTTGGGCTGCTCGCTTCTTGATTGCTTGAATGGCCTTATGGATGTTGGCGTGATCACCACCGATCTCGGCGGCTATCTCACGAAGCGTCAATCCCTTGACAGAAAGCTCGACAATACTTTTCTGGCGATCTGTTAAACAAAACTCCAGGTGTTTCAGCGTTAGATCCATCCTAGATTCCCGCTGGAAAAACATCATTTTACTAATGCGATATTATTTTTAAACCCCCTACCTTTCCTAGTTATCAACCCCTTACGTTCGAGAGCTGCGATGTGCTGTGAGACTGTGGTTCTAAATAACTGGAAGTCCTCACAAATTTTCTTCTGTTCCGGTGGTACGCCATGCCGGTCGATGTGACCGGCAATATAATCGTAGATCCGTTGTTGAATCGGCGTTGGCTGTTTCATTTGCCTTCCCACTTGCTGATCATCTTGTTCAGCACACTGACCACGCGCACTCGGTCGGTCGCCTGGAGCTTCTTGACCGTCTCGTTATTGTGGTCGCGGATCTGGTACAGCATGGCGACAGCCTCGGCAGGATCAGTCTTTTCCTTGTCCATCTTCTTACCGTAGACCTCGATCATCGTTTCGTAAGCGTCAACAAAGACTGATTTACCGTCCGACTCTTTGTATGCCTCGCCATCGTGCCGGTACACTACCCATTCAGGGCGGCTCGGGCTTTCCTCTCTGACTTGCACTGGCTCGGGCTCAACGTCGATTACCTCGGGTTCCGGTTCCATCTTCTGATACTCTTCGTAATCATCGGCTGGTGGTGGCGGCAGGTTATCGAGCGGGTTAGCTGCTGGCGGCGGCGTAACATCACGCGGCGCTGACTTGTCGGCTGGATAGTCCTGGGCCTCTTCTGCGGTAATCACACCCTTGAGTGCATCGGGGAACGCATCCCGCAAGGCAAAGCCTCGCGCTCGCATCGCAAGCATCCGATCGGCGTACTGGGTCCACGGTCCTTGTCTGCCCCACAGCTTCGCTCGCTTGGCATCGGTCACGCTGAAGGTGCGCTCGGTCTCTTCGATATCCTCGGCATACCGGCGTTTGACCAGGCAGTGAGCCACGCGGTCATCGCCCTCGCCATCGATCCATTCCTTGACGCCAGCGCAGCGCGGGTCATTCTTGACTAGGGCCAGCGCAGCATCACCGTACACGCTCGGCTTGCCATTGATTACGGCAATGTTTTGAAGCGCCTGGAGCGGCTGGAGACCCAGCTCATACCCCCATTGGATGGCGACCAGGACATCCTGCGGCTTGCCCTTGTATGCGCCTGGGACCATGCCGGACGCGGATATCATCTTGCTGAACTCCATTGCCTCAGTCATATTCTGTGGCGCGAGTGTTGGTAACTTGCTCATAACTGCTCCTCTTTTACAGCGATTGTTTTTTGGCGAGCACTGCTCTCAGGCTTCGCCGGTTGTAACTCGTATGTGCAATTCGGACAGCACACGGCTGGCTTTGCTTTCGAGTGTCGGATAGGCCAGCGCACTTTGTACGTGGTCCCAAGCTCGGGATGATGGACCTCGCCTTTGGTGCTGTTCGCCAGGTATTGCATGATCTCAAGCTCGGCTGATTCCTTGTCGCGGGTGTACTCCTGGATCACTCGCTTGGCGGTCAGGTATTGATCAATCGCGGGGATGGCTGCATCAGGTAATTCCAGGGTGTCATCCTCGGCTGGCTCGCTGAATGCGATCACGGCTTCCTCTGCACTCTTTGGCTCGGGGAATATTCCCGCGCTGACATGCCGCTCGAACTCGTGGACCGCGTTGGTGATAGCGGCTCGCGTAGTTTCATGCGGTGGAAAGATATGCACGACCAGCTTACGAGCGCCATAGCAGGTGATCAGTACGCCAAAGCTGGCGTCATGACACATCATGCCAGCCTGTAGCTGGATCGGGCCACGGTACAATGGCGGGTCGCTGGGCTTCTCGAACACGGTGGTGAACTTGGCCTCCAGGACGCCGCGACCAGATAGGTCAATCTGACCGCTTTCGGTCATGACATTGATCCCTTGCTCGGGCTGATGTCGGATGGTCAACGGCTCGTCGACTTTGATCAGGCCATCATCTGAGTACCAGAGATCGAGTGCGGGGTGTTTCTTTGCTGCGGTCCCGTTCTCATGGTTGTAGATCCGCTCGGGGTCCAGACCGATCATGCGTAAGCCACGCGCCAGGATAACGTCCTCGGTCGCGTTGCCGATGGCAATCTGCAAGCTGTCGATGGGATCAGGCTCGATGCCATCACGCGCAGCCATTGCCTCGACCAGCACCTCCTGGGGTGTCTTGAATGGTGAGTAACCCATGAATGCCGGAAGCACACTCCCAGACAAATGGGTATTGGGGCTAAGTTTAGCCATAAGGTTCGCTCCTCTGTTTTGATTGGTGGGGGCTTCGCACCCCCTTGGTGTCAGTTTGTGCTTTGTTCAGGCGGGTCTTCAAACACACTGGAACAGTTGCCGCCAATATCTAATGCCAGGCTGGTGCAATGTTTATCGCTAAGATTCATCGACCAGCAAGGCGCAATGCCATCGCTACCAGGGATGCCGACATTCAGCACCACCCATTCGTTGTTATAGAGTTTGACTACGCTTCCTACCTCGATCATAAGCTGCCTCACAATCTGGTTTAAGGTCTCGATAATCGGGCCAAGCTCCGGCGCATACGTTCTCAACGTACACGCGCTCGGCTTCGATTTCGTCCTGGTAACTCATTGAGCTGACCATCACGATCAGCATAACTGCCAAAACTGCAAAAATAATGGGCCTCATGACAAGGCCCTTTTAACTTCGAGCTTGATCTCATTCCAGGTAGCATCGGCCAGCTTGACGGCTAACTTGCAAGCTGACACCCTTGGATTGACCCGCAGTTCATCTCGGGCGTAGTCGGCAGCGACTCGGATCTTTTCCGCTCGGCTGAGAGGGTGTATCTCTAAATCTGAAAGCACAGCCCTAGCCATCTCGTGGATCTCGCTCTGCGATAGATACCGCTTGGTGAGTGGCGTTTGCTGCCTTTCGAGTTCGCGTTTAGCTGCGAGCCTGGCGATACGCTCGGCTTCGTAGGCTTTGGCGAGGTCGATGACCTCTGGGGTAGCGTCAACCTCGGGTCGGTCTCCCTGAAAAACCTCTAGAATCTCGACCGCGTCATTCTCGTTGAGCACCTTGACCTCTTCACCGAACATATCCATTCGGTAGATGTCCCTTACCGAAAGGGTGCGCCCTACGTACCTCATCTCACCATTGATCATTACTGCCATGTCTCTCGCTCCTTGGTTGATTTCCCAGACGCTCCTCCTGGAGCGTTTCGGCCAGTATCACCTGGCCTCGTCAGTGGGTTAGGCGAACAGTTCGAGGTTCTCTTCCAGGGCAGCCTTGACCTTGTCGAGCTTGGCTCCCATCTCAAACACTTTACCGTTGCGCTTGAGCAAGCAAGCCTTGAGTCCCTCGATCTTGTTGTCACGCTCGGCGATCACTCCGCGTAACTCTTCGACTCGCTTCACCAGGTCAGCGACATGCTCTTCTTCCTCCTCGATGTGGGCGGCCATCTTTCGAGCTGCCTCTTTCATCATCACGTTGATGACCATCTTGACAGGGTTGGCGTCATTGTCGTGCCACTCGGGATGTTCGCAGGCGTTGTACTCATACTTGGCGAGCAAGTTGTACATGCCTTTCGCACCGTCTCGGTTGACCGCGTAAGTAATTTCTTTGGCGACCTCACACTTGTAGATGTAGTCGGCAGTAGCCATCCCAGCGCAAGGCCCCATGTCTGGGTAACGATACTCAACGCTCTTGATGTTCTCGTCAGCCAGGGCCATCGCAAAGTCTTTGGCTCCGTTGTTGCCCCAAACCTCAGTCAATGCTCGCGGCTTGCAAGTCATCATGTATGCAGCGTTGGCGATCATCGCAATCTCTTTGTGATCCAGTAAGTATGCGCTCATGTCGTGCTCCTTGTTTGTGATTAACCTTGATTCCGGTATTGATCCTAAGCGATATCGGATGATAGGGTCAACCCCCTAAGCGAAAAAAAATTGGATTATTTTCATGAGACGCCAAAAGACCAGTGAAAACAATAAGTTACAGTCATTCTACTTGCGGATGCCAGAGGACTTGATCGAGGAAATTCAGGCCCAGGCAGCCGAAAAAAATATCAGCAAGGCGGCGATGGTGGTCGAACTGTGTCGCCAGGGATTAAGGCATCCCGCAGTCAGTCAAGACGTTAGCGACTGGTTGCAGCGCAATGCGTAAGGTCTGCATCACGATACCAGGACAGCCGAAAGCCAAGGGTCGCCCCAGGTTCGCCAGGGGCCGAGCATACACGCCGAGATCGACGCTCGATTATGAGCAGCGGGTAGGCCAGGCAGCGCGGCAGAAGATCAAAGACCCGACCGGCAGAGACGTGCAGGTGGATATACTGGCGGTGTATGCGATCCCGAAATCATGGCCCAAGGCACGGCGAGAAGCTGCCAGGGCGGGCGATGTGCTGCCGAAAAAGCCGGACATAGACAACGTGATCAAGATTGTCCTGGACGGATTAAATGGGGCTGCGTTCGTTGATGATAGCCAGGTGCATATGGTGTCGGCAGAAAAGGCTTACGGGGATGAGCCAAGGGTTGAGATCGAACTAAATTTTTAAACCAGAGGAGAGGAGCAATGAGCAGGTACGACCACCAGAACATCGACAAGATGAAGCGTGATCGAGTGGATCGATTCGAGAAGCTACGCGAGTCAATCAAGCGTCACCCGATCGCAGTGCGCGGTAACTTCAGGAGTGAGGAGCTAATCCCGCGTCTAAGCTGCGCCAGGGGAACGGCTCGCCAGGTAATCGATGACATGGTTCAGGACAGCGAGTTGATCAGAAGAGTGACCGCCAAGGGTCACAGCGTCTACAGTCTCGCAGGTGGAGCCAACTACTGGCTGCAACGGAAGTGGACATCATGAGACCGCCGGATATCAGGCCAAAGGATCTGCGGAAGTACGCCATCCTGCCGTTTCGAGCAGTGATGGATCAGCGGATCAATCGCACCAGGGCCGTTCAAGTGCTGGCGGTATTGTGTAGCTACGTCGACAGAAACGGGGTGACATTCGTTAGCCAGGATCGATTAGCGAGCGACCTGGGCGTTAGTCGACAGGCGATCAATAAGCAAATGCGGATACTGCGCGAGCTGGGTTACTGGGTGTATGCCAAAAAGCGTAGCCGTGACCAAAAGACTCAATCTATCAAGGTGATCTATGACGAGACGATCACGACTGAAGAGGACGCATTCAGCGCTCAGAAACCAGAGCATCAGATGGAAATCATGGAGGATAAAGCCCGTTTTGATGCCAAAAGGATGCCAAATCAGGTGAAACCCCAGAGGTTGCAGGTGAAACTTCTAGGGTTGCAGGTGAATCAGTATCAGGTGCAACTTTTTCGAGCCCAGGTGACACCTCTGAGGTTGCGCGACATGAAACCTCTGAGGTTGCACAGAACAAGAACATTAACGTAGTTAACGAGGAGTTTAAGGAAATGGTTAAGCGTTACTGTAATCACTTTTTGAGAGCTGGCGATACACTTGGACAGGTTCGGACAATTTCAGAACGAGATGAGCAAGTCATGGGACGATGGATCAGTCATGGTCTCCTGGAGGCAGAATGGCGCGTGATCCTGGCTGACCATGTGAAATACTGTCGTGAAAGTCGCCGTGATTACGCTCGTGGCATTGGATACTTCGCAGAGCCCGTTAAACGCTCTCTCAGCCGCGTTCCCAATGCTACCGCTAGGCAACTATTGGACGCCATCAAAACACGCTCACAGAGCACCAGGTGAAGTCTGAGGGCATGTTCGAGCATAGGTTGTAGGTCATACTCGCATCGTAGGTACGTCACGCGTGGCTGGTCACTACCTGGTCACTACCTGGTCACGCGTCAAGCTGGCATGTATGTAAGCGCTCACTAACATCGACAGCCGACTCTCAGTCGCGCGCGCACACGCACCCCTGCGCCCCCGCCCCCGCGCATGTTACGTGCAGTCCCCCTCAGCAATATTTTCCGGTTTTTCATGAAAAAGTGTTTTGCCCATACATACCCGAACAACCCGAACAACCCGAACACTGTTAGGGGTGTTAGGGGTGTTCAGGTCTACGTATATTTTTTCTATAACTCATGAAAGGGTTGCCGATATCGCATTCGCATGGCATATTGTGGGTCCACTAACAGAGGAGTGTTTCACGTGAAACGATATAACGTAAGCCAAGCAAAAGAAGTCCCGAACAGAGACAAGCCCATCTGGTTGAAGCATGGGGTTGCCTTCGAGCGGGATGGCAAGATCCGCATCAAGCTGGAATCATTACCGCTGCCCAATGAAAAGGGTGAGGTCTGGCTGTCATTGTTCGAGGACGATGGCTCCAGGGGCGTAACGACGCAGCCATCGAGTGACTTCGATGACGACATTCCGTTCTAATGCGGCCTTTCGGATTCAAAAACGGGGTGCTGATCTTCAGTGCCCCAAAGGATCCTGACTTTAAAGACTGGACC